CGCACCCGCAGCACCAGTCTCACCTTGTGGTCCCTGAGGGCCTTGTGGACCAGTCTCACCCTGCGCTCCAGTAGCGCCTTGCGGTCCAGTAGCTCCATCGGCTCCATCCGCGCCCGCAGGACCTTGTGGTCCAGTGGGGCCCTGTGGCCCTGTGGCACCAGAAGGACCTGCACCAATTGCACCAGCAATAGAAACATTGTTTGCAGCAGCAGTCGTGAGAGAAACCACTTTGGTCTCCTCAGAAGCAATGACAGAGATATTTATTACTCCTCCGTTAGAGCTTGATACAGCAATCTTTGATGGTTGGGATACACTTACTGGCATGGCACATCTTTAGGCTGTTATTGTGATATCCTCATTAATCTTAAGTGTGCCGTAAATCAAAGTAGAAACTACAGGTGTGCTGTCGTCTGTTTTTTGCTCGACGTCATAAACATACAAACCAGAAGGCATGGTCTTCATTGTGTCCGCAGATAGGGTGAGATCGACATACTTTGCTGTAACGTCGTCACCGTCTGCCGTCACTGTAATCGTGAAGTTCACAACGGGGTCGGCGGTATTCGCGACAGGATTTCCTGTGTCAGAGTCCCTAACTTCCATTCGGAAGATGTGACCAGCCTCAAAGTTGGCAGCATCATCAGCGTCAGTTACGGTAAGCCTTAAAGAAAAAGTATCACCCTTCCTGCAAGTGATATCCACTCTTTGTGATGTATCTAGGTTGATTTTTGTAGACATATTACTGTTCTAGTTGCTGTTGATTTTGTCTTTGATCGATTAGCTTACTTTGCTCATCGGCTTGCTTTGTTACCCTCTCGTCTTTTCTGTCCTCCTTCAAGACCTCAAGCTTTTCCTTGAACTCCTTGTCATCCTCCTTGAATCCAAGAGTGGCCTGAGCCTTAATCATTTCGATCTCCTTTCTGAACTCGTGCTTTACACTTTCGAGCTGAGCCTCTAACTGATTCTTGAGCTGCATCTCCTGAGCCTTCAGCTGCGCCTCCATCTGCATTTCTTGTTGTCTAGCCTGAGATGTAGCCTGAGCCGAAGCCTGCTGGATCTGAGCTTGCTGCTGAGAATTCTGCATAGCCATCTGTTGGTTCATGGCGATTCGCTTCTTCCTGCGCACAATCAAAAGTCTTTCTGCTTGGTTGATGTCTTTGAGCTGACGAACTGCAATAGCGTCCTCCAGATCGATTTCTTTTTGAGACAGCGCAATCTGAATATTCTGTTCAAGGTACTGACGCTCAGCCTCTTCCATCTCCTTCACTACGCGGACACCGAAGTTGTACATAGCTAGATTCTTGAAAGAGCTAAGCACTTTCATGTTTTCCTTGCCGATGGCGTTTTCATAGATTCTATAGAGGATAGAATCTGGGTGAATAACCTGAACGCACTTAACGATGTCTGTACACACCTTCTTGTACAGCATCATGGATGAATTAGTGATATCGTAAATGGCGTTGTTTGCAGCGGCAAGAGCCTGCTGTCTAACACCAACAAGAGCATCAGTCTTAGGTGAGCTAGCATCCATAACTTCGTTGATTCCCGTAGCGTCACGGATCATACGTAAGTAGTGGTTGTATAAACCAATAAGCTCGTTAATGTTACGAATGCTGTTACCGATCTCTCTGATTGGCGGATTCTGAAATCCACCCTCTGGATTCTTGCTTCTGTAGTAGAAGACACCAGTCTGCTCGTAGATATCGTGTAGCTCAAGAGGTTGCAACTCTCCGCCCTTCCCCAACTGCACGTTCTCCAAACCCTCAATGTCAATAATGATGCCATCGGGCTTAGCTTTGGCTACGGCCTGCTGGATCTTCAGGTGAGTCAGCTGAAGCTGGTCTGCAAATCCAATGCAACTATCCACCATGGATTTGGGCAGCATATCCATGAGATTTGTCGCAGAAGCGGAGTAGGAAAGATTAGCCCTGGTTATGTCGTGTACATTCTTAGGGATGTTCTTCTTTCTTCCGTAGTCAAATATGTAGTCAGTGCCAAGGATGTAAGAACCCCCATATATAGAGGCAACCTCCAGTTTAGAAACCTCTCTATTGAACACTGAGTTTATTGGGCCTCTGTAGTTCTCCCCTTTGGAGTAGAATCCAACGTTTCCGTACTTGCTTTCTTTTGATTCGAAGTATTCACAATCCACGGAGACAAACTCAAAATCGAGGACACCAACCTTGTATTCATCAAACCCCCTAACGGTAGAGTTGGTCTTTTGATCGTAGGCCGTCTGGTTCAACTTGTCTTTGTCGTAACCGTACTTCTTCTGGGCTTGAGAGGCAATCTTCTTGAAGTCTTCTTCGTTGAATTGATCACCAACAATTCTTCTTAGCTCTTGAATGCTGACATATTTTACATGACCAGCGTATACCAAATCATCAAAGTTTGGGTCTTCGGTGTGACTATGAATAAAAGCGGACGGGTCTACGTATTCAGTCTTAATGCCGTACTCTGGGTCGTTTGTTCTTTTTACGACAGCCATGCCGAGAATCGTGAGATCATTAACGCATCTCCTCAGAGTGGTGTCGTTGAAGTTATTCCACTCCAGCGTCAAGTTCGTGGCAATCTGTGCGGCAATCTCCGAGGAAGACTTAATATTATTTCCGATGAAAATCTCTGCCTCCTCCAAGGTTTCTGGGATATCCTTCGACTTCATACCGACCGAAACGCCAGTCTTTTCTTCGATCTTGGCTAACTGTTCTTTAGCCTGAATCATCATCTCAACCTTTCTGCGCTCTCTGTCTTTATCAGAAGAAGACAGGGGGTCAACAGCCTCAAGATTCGGGTAGGGACTCAAGGAAAGAATCTTATTTACAACAATCCTAACAAACTTGGGCAGGATTGGAACTGGAGTAAAGTCCAGGTTGAGCATGCTCCCATCCCCATTGTTTGGGTCTAAAGAAGTGAGGAGAGACCTGTAGATGCTAGTATCCTGGGTGCCGTTTGCATATCTCCTATTCTTTTCGAAAGTATTCTTTCTGTTCTTGTAGCTCGACCCGTCCTGATCTATTCTTCCCCATTGGTGATATATGGACTTAGCATATTTAAGCCCATACTTAGACGAAAGCTTCTCCTCCATGGGAGCAAGCGGGTCAGGAAAGCTAGAGGATTTATTGTCGTTACTATACATTGCAGTGAGTGGAGTATTTTAACTCAATGCAAATATAGTAAAACTAGGAGTGCCAAAGTTTTGGCTTAAATGTTCGGAAAAACTGCTTTTCCTCGAAGCTGGCTTTTGGCTTTTCTTTTTTAGCTTTTTGCGCAGCAAGCAAGGCCAAGCCTGAGCTAATAGTCAAGTCAAACTTAGTTCGTTTGTCGATCTTGTAACCTATCCAATCTTCTAGCGTCCTGTTGAAGTACATGTTGCCTAGCTGATCCGTCTCAGCCCTTATGCCAACATAATCGTGGATGTAAGCTTCAATTGCCTGAGCATGAGACTGAATAACATCTTGAGAGTTAGATGGTATGCCTTTTGTCCTGACGTTTGAAGACGAGTTTGGATTCCTAAGAAATTGGGGTCTGTCCATTAAGTAGCCGTCATAACCTCTTGATTCAAAGTATCTTGCAATCCCGTACTTGTTGTTCTCTATAAGTAGTGGGTACCCATAGAAAAAAGCACACATGAGCACATCTTCATAGAAGATGCTAGCTAGATCTGGACGAGAGGCATACTCAACCACAAACATGTTAGGAGGAACCTGCATGTTAAATTTGTTGTACATGTGCAATGCTCCCTTAGACCCCCTTCCATCTACAGTAGCATCAAGATCGTAAGAGTCAACACCGCCCACGCCAAGATGACCGTTAGACGGAACCTTCTTTCCCCTTTCCTCTCGTTTTATGTTTCTGAGATCTGAGGGGGGCATCCATGAAACCCTAAATCTGCCGTTAGGGTCTGGAGAGAAAGCGACCTCTTCGTCCTTCCTCCTCCAAACAAAGTTGCCCTGGACTACTGGGTTGGGATATAGGCTATCATTGTGCTCTATCTGCTGATATATCTTTCCAATGTTGAATAAGCTGCCTTCAATGCTGTCCCTGAACGCTTCATCTTCAGTAAAGGGGAACTGACGAATAATCTCGTTGAGCTCCGACGGGTCGTCCTTGAAGGAATGGCGTTCGTTCTTCAGATAAGCCCTACTCCCCTGGTCAATGACTTCGCCGTCGATACCTATTACGTCACCATGTATGTGTACGCTTTGGGAAGGTTCTTCGATTACTGGGCTTCCGTACTTATCAAAGAAGCCCTCCAGCGCTTCGTAGGCTGGTATAAATATTCTGTAAAGCCCCGACTTTGTTCTACCGTTATTGTTTCTCTCGTTTGGGTCTGAGTCCTGCCATAAACCTTTGTATTCTTCACCACCCTTATTCATGGGGTTTACCGTACTTCCCACTAGAGCCTTGCCTACTACGCGCTTACCAACGATTAGGCATGTACGCTCAATACGCCAGGCCTCTCGGATATCGGTAGGCTTCTCCCACTTACCAGCCTCGTCCAGATAAAGCATGTGAAGCTTCTCACCATCGTATGCGTTGTTCGTGGTGTTCTTCCAGTTGATGACTGTGTTCAATGCATCACCTCGGTAAGACGTCTTATTGTTTTTCGTGATTCGCTTCGAAGGCTCACGGAAGGCTAGCTCCATTCGCGGGTTCGTGGTACCGTCCTGGATGGGCTTGAAGAAGAATGGGTAGCTGCGGAAGATCGCAACCACCTTCTTCATGAAGATGTTTTCCTGAGCGTCTTTACCAGTCTTCGACTGAATGCCCAACAGCTTCTCTTTAACTTGGCTAGCTTCATCAACAAGTACAGCAGAACATATATTGGTGTAACCAGAACGACGACACTTAGTATAAAGCTGACCGAAACAGCGAGGATCAACCTCGCAAGCAGCCATGTGAAGAAAGATGTCTCTTTGGAAAGCAAGGTATGATGGGTATCCGATATCGATTTTAGACCACTGTAAAAACATATAGTGTCTCCCCGTAATATACGTAGGCTCCCCATTGTTGTAAAACCAAACGCCGTCCCTCCTGCGTTGAAACTCTTTCTCGATGTATACACGAAACCTTGATCGAAACTCGGCAGGTTTCTCGAACCACTCATCCATACTTCGAATCCTCTGCAACTCTTCGGGCATAGATAGGCGCTGCCACAGCTGCAACTCCTTTGGTTGGTCATGGAAGAGTATCTCAGATCGCTTCGGTTTTTTTGGAAGGACAATAAGTAACCCACTCGATTCGACGTGAGCTCCCTCTGTACCGTTAGGGTCGATCTTAATCCCTTTAGTCTCATATCCCTCTATATCTATAAGTACAGACATTTAATTTAATTCGTACACCCGACAGGACTCGAACCTGTGACCGTCTGCTTAGAAGGCAGATGCTCTATCCAGCTGAGCTACGGGTGCATATATTTATCTTTAAGTAATCAGTCGTATTGTGTTGATTATCAAAGTTATAGTCCTCCCAGTATATCAAACCGCTGGGACTACTTTGAGAATTTTTCTGCGAACCCTCCTGAGTAGTCTTTTTCTTTTTCGATTGATCCATTGTCTTGTAGCTCTTTAACCATTTGTTCTAAACGCTGACGCTCTATCAGCAACTCCTTACAGTCAATAGCTGTTTGTTTAATGGATTGCAATTCTGCTTTCCTTGCGGACCCACCAGCTTCTGGATCCACAGGTTTCTTCACTTCTTCAATCATATTATTGATAGCAACCTCCATGCTTGCCATCAACCTCTTAGATGCGTTGACAGTGGTGAACTTAGACATCTTCTTGGATATCGTAAACAAAGATGGGCGTCTTCTCTCCAACGTATGCGCCAGCCATGTTGTACTCGAAGTATTCGAGAGCGTCTGTAAAGCTCATTTCATCTTCTTCCATTAAAATGTCGAGACATGCCTGAACGCTGTACACGGCAATCATGTTCGCACCAAACGTAATGCCTATTACCGCTGCGTCAAACCCGTCAGCAAGCATAGCCCCCTCGTCAGAAAGGAGGGCAAAAATTTCTTCTTTGCTAAACATGTTAGACCTCTTTATAAAGTAAATCTTCGATACGAGTGCGGTAGTATTCCTTTCCGTCTATCTTGAAGGGGTAGTCGGAGCTCTTCATTATGCCGACGATATCGCCCTTCTTAATGCCTATCTCTTTTGTCTTATCGCTTTCCATAGCGACTTCAGCTTTCTTAACTGGAGGTTCCTTGAGCTTAACAACCTCAATGACACTTGAATCAATTTCGGGCTCTTGCTCAACGTGCTTGAGAACAGACCAGGAAGAGAGCGGAATGACGTCACCAGTAGCTTTAGATTTGTAAGCAATAGCTTGACTATCAAGGGCAGTGTCAGGATTGTAACGAACAGTATAATGATCGTCTGCAACAGGCAGAGGCTGACCGTCCGCAAGAACAACGAGATGATGGAAGTAAAGGGTGTCCCCAACTTCCACGCCAGTTTCAAATTTTGCTGGAGTTGCAACAACTTCTCCTTCATTTACTCTGTGTTTAAATGGTTCGTACTTGGTGTCTATGTAGAGCTTTAATCCGCTCTCTGTTTCAATCTCATCTTCGTAGCGCTTTTCAACGCGAACAATAAATGAATTAAGACTTTTCATGAATTAAAAATTTAAGTCAAACTCCAATATACAAGGCATGGAGTCGATTGACTTCCACAGCATTGTAGTGTCGTTATCCTCGATGTAAATTAAATATCTTTTCTTTTGAAACCTGTACAGGTGTTCCTCATCCATTACGATTGCGGAAACACTACCTGAACCTGCTCGCATGCCAATATAATAAGCCATGCCGTTTTTAGGGTCTCTTCCGACCACAATTTTTCTAATAAGTCCTTCCATTAATTTAAAGATATGCCCAAGTCACCAAGGAAGTCATCGAGGTCTATTTCGTCGTCCTCTTGATAGGCATTATCCATAATCTGCTTTACCGATTCTAGCTCGGCGCGGGACTGGAGGTTGAAGCTGTACATGGTTTTCATCTCAGCATCTTCGTCTCCATACTCTATTGCCTCAAGGTCGAGGACACCTACGATTATCGATGCAAGAACTCGATCTTTCATTTCGAATTCTTCGATAGTCTCCTCCATCTTCTTGACAAGCGAGTACATTTCAGCGAAGAAGAGGGTGTCTTTGGGACTCATGATGTAAATTTGTTTACATCAAAGATACGACACAATTCATATGCCTAGGTCCACGGTAAAAAAGTCTAGATTGTTCAGAGAAGTGTCGAAGCTTCCAGAGCGATATGTGAAGCACAATCACTTAAAGAATCTGCGCTCCGCTACAAACGACTTCTTAGATAGCAACCCAGACCTCACCAAGTCGTACCTACACCTGCTGCTCTTCTTGTACGACTTAGAGTTTTTTACGATTGACTACGTAGCGTCTGAGTATGGTATGAATCGAAAAAACCTGGCTGACAGGATGATATACCCACTGGTAATCGCTGGGTATCTATATAAGCACTTCGATAAGCTTACGCC